AGTAAAGGCGGGGCGCGCGGTGCGCCCCGCCTCTTCGCTACTCCGCTACTGCTTAGGCGTATGCCACGCCCGTGATGCGCTGCACGCTGTTCGCGCGAGCCTTCACCCAGAAGATTTCACGCTCTGCACGGAGCGCGATCAGGTTCCGCTGGAACATCGACACCATGACCGTCGTTGCGTCGGTCGGGTTGGTCGGCGCGCTGTCCATTTGCAGCGATGCTTCCGTGCTGACGTCGATCTGCACGCCACCTTCATCGGCATACAGGATGGACGGCGTATGCACCGCCACGATCTGGTTGGTCATCACGTTCGACGTCACAACCGGCACACCCAGCAGGCTGCCGCCGTCGATGTTCATGCCCGGGAATGCAGTCTGCCCGAGCGAGTTGACGACCGTGCCCAGCGTGAACGCGACGTTTTGCGCCATGAGCAGGACGACATCGTCCAGCCCGAAGTTGTTCGTGGCGAATGTCGCCATGAGCGCACGCAGGTCCGCGCGTGCCGCGGCTTCCGTCGTGCCCGATGCGGCCGTACCGGCCACGCCGTTCGTGATCGATGCGGGTGATACGTTCGCCACTGCCGCCACTGCCGGGTCGATGAACTGGTTGTCGAGGTACCGCGCGATGCCTTCGGTCAGCTCGTTGCGCACGGTTTCCTGCGCGGACGGTGAGGAATGCCGCGCCAGCTCCTGCGAGATGACGATGATTCCGGCCGCCTTGCCGAAACGCAGCGTAACGCTCGAGAAGTCCGCTTTGGTCACTGGCTTGGCAGAACCTTCACCTACCCAGCTGTACGTGCCGCCGGCGGTCTGCGCGGGCATGGACACGTTGAACGGCACGCGCCGCAGTCCCGGGATGCGGCCGAGCAACGTTTTGTTGCGCAGCAGGTCCAGGAACTCGTTCAGCGGCGCGGTTACGACCAGCGGACCCGCCCATGTGGCGTCCGTCGCCGTACCGGCTGCGATCGCGGCCTTGGCGATCGTGATGACTTCGTTCGCGTGATCGCCCCAGCGCGACTTCGCATCGTACTCGATCAGGTGTTGCTGGCCCTTGACATTCACCAGCGACATGACGTAGCGCGCGAAGCCCAAACCCTTCTGCTCGGCGGGATTCGAGACGCGCACATCGACCGCTTTCGGCTTCGGCGTTTCCGGCACGGCAGGCGTGACCGGCACCGGCTTGGCGAACGACTTCTGAATCTCTTCACGGTCGCGCGCGTCTTTCAGCTCCGCGGTCAGCGAAGAAATCTCCGCTTTCAGCGTGTCGTACTCTTCGCGCTGCTTCTCATCCTTCGTGTTGCCTGCCTTCGTGACCGTATCATCGATCTCGTCCAGGCGGGCAACCTTCGCGGTGATCGCCGCTTCAAGCGCGGCCACCCGTTCGGTTGCTGTCATTTTTTCCCGTGCCTTCGGTGGTTTCAGGTTGAGTACTTTGGTGCCCGAAGCGCCGGGCTTGTCCGATGGCTGAGCATCGGTGTCGTATTGCTTCACGGTCTGGATGGTCGCGTCCGCGTTTGCGGGAATAGTGACGGCCGACAATTCCAGCCATTCCCATTTGGTGAAACGCTGCGCGTATGTGCCTTCAATGTCGGCGGATTCAATCGGGCGGAACCCAATCGACAACCCGCGCACCAGTCCCTTTTTGATCGACTGCCACGCTTTGTCCAGCAGGCTCTTGAGCTCGCCCGGCTCATCCATCGTTTCGATTTGCGCGGTGATCTCGATGCCGTCTGCCGTGACCTTGGCGGCCGTGACGTGGCCGATCGGCGAATCACCGCGGTGCTGCCAGAGCAGGGGAATCGGCAGCTTGTACTGCGCGCCCTTGGGTTCCACGATGTCGCCCACGCGATCGGTTTCCGGCGTGGTAGCAATACCTGTGATGGTGCGGCTGTCGTCGTCAAACGATTTGACTTCGATCAGGCTGTATGCGCGGTTCATGGGCAACGCCTCACAGGAAAACGATGTCGTATTCGGGCTCGGGCTCGGCGATGTTCTCGCCCGCGGCCATTGCGTCGTTGCGCGCTTCCCAGCTCAGCACGGCCGCCATCGCGCCATCGATTGGCTGCGTCGGGCGTTCCGGCTGGATCAGTGTCAGCGGTTGCCCCTGTTCGTCCTGCAGCGACGTCTGCACCTTGCGCGCATTAGCGATGTGCTCGGCGAATACCGCATCGCCGTCGTGCGACAACTCGCCGCCAGTTATTGCGGTATTGAATGCGCGAATCGCGTAGCTCATTGGGTTGCGGCGGCTGGTTTTCCATTCGAAAACGCGGTCCTTGCCGAACCGGCCGGCCCAGGCGGCGACGTAGCTTTCCCAGTGCTCGGGGTCCGCATACAGCCGGCACACGCGGAAGCGCGCAAAGGCATCCGCGATCGCGCCATCGATCTCCGCGATTGGCGCTTCCCATTGCTCGGATTCCTCGGATTGCTGCGACACCGGTTTCTGCCAGATGCCCAGCGGCCACTGGAAGCCGCTATCGATGTGCGTGGCAACCAGCGCAACGCTGTGCGAATAGCGGTGACCATCAAACCCGATGGCGATGGCGGATCCAGCCGGCGGGATCTGGTTGCTTACCAGCTCTTTCCAGCGGCGGGTATTGAAAGCGATGCCGGAACTTTGTGTGGGCCGGTTCAGCCATACCCGTTCCTGGTATGCCTTGTCGGCGTCCGGTTCGCCAAACGATGCGACGATGCGTTCGACGTCTGTCCATTTGCTGATGTACGGGCCCGATGCTTCGATCACCGCGCGGCGCAGGCTGACGGGGTTACCGACGTCAACATCGTCGCTCGCCTGGCGGTGGAAGAAGAAGAGTTTCGAGGTTTCGGGGTGCGGGTCGCGCATCACCTTGCGCGCATAGTCGTGCGTCTGTTCGGCAATGCTGCGCGCGCCGGGCTCGTATGCGGTGGTCGTCTCGAGCGCCCACGGTTCGGCAATGGGGCGCTTCTTTAGGTTCTCCAGCATCACCGTCCACGCTTTTTTCAGATTATCCAAAACAAAGCGGTGGGTTTCGTCGGCGTGCTGGAACGTGGTGCGCGCGCCATCGCGGGCGTTGGGTGACGCTGAAACAGCTTCCGCCTTGCCATGACCGTCCAGCCGCACGATGCGCGTCAGACCGATGTCGAAGTCGCGGCCGATGGATACCTGCTCGAGCATGCGCCGCATCGCGCCATATGCGAGCTCTTCGGTTTGCTCTTCGCTGTAACTGATCATCGGGATGTACGGGTCGGTGACGCTGCGCGGTATCGGTTCCCCTCCCGTGGTGAACCCCGCGCAGCGCACCGGCCCGTCAGGATGCAGCTCGACGGTGGCGATCCATGCTGCGATTTCTGTTTTGCTGGAGCCCTTCCGAAGTGACAGCGCGCACCGGTTGAACCGCCGCCGGCCCGTTCGCGGGTTGGTGGTCCGAGTAATGATTCCCCGCTTGCGGGTTTCGATCGTCGGCGGTTCCACCTCGTACATCCGGTAGATCCAGGCGCGCAGCTCGGGCGTAAGCGTGACCGCCGCGCCCAACAAATCGCCCGGCCCGTGGCACAGGTTCGATTCGATGAACTCGCAGACGAATGGCCCCAGCGTGGGCCAGGGCACATCGTCAACGGGCGGGCATACTAAAATCACGCCTTGTCCGCTTTGCGTAGCGCCTTGATGAGATCCGCTTTCAGGACGTTGCCGCCCTCGCCGGAACCCTTGACGCTGACACCGCGCCGATCGGCTTCCGCCTGCAGCGAATCCTTGTTCCACGCCGTGGACTCGTAGTCCTGATCACCGGCGGCATTGCCCGAAACGGTGGGGTCATTCGGGTTGTTCATCTGCTCGATCGGGATGTTGCTCGTATCTTCTGGGAGCTCGCGCGCCTCACCGGTCACCGGGTCGGTGCTCTGGAAGTCGCCTTCGTTGTAATCCCGCATCTGCTTCTCGGGATTGCCCTTGAACTGTTCGCCCGCCATGTGTCCCCCTGGGTTATGAAATTCTTAACAGGCTGCGCGGGTCACTGCCCGCCTTTGGCTGCTTCGCCACCTTGCGCCGCTGCGCGCGCTCTTCTGCTTCATCGCCCTTGTCGATTTCCCATTGCAGGCGCCGGCGGTCGATCGGCGAGAGGCCGAACCGGACTTCCTGCAAGCGTATTTCAGCTGCGAGGGAAACCAGTTCGTTGGGCTTAGTGGCCTCCCATCGCCGCTGATGCAGCTCGGCAAGCAGGTACAACCCGCCCCTGACGTCTGGCCCGACATACTCCGACGCCATCGGGGACTGCCACACGCTGCGCCACCACCCGCGGACCATCGGGTGCCAACCCGACGCGCGGCGAGGGAGCCGCGGCACGGACGCGCCGGCCATGCTTTCCACGGATGGCAGCTGGGCGTGCGGCGCCGGGCGGTTTCGGCGTTGTCTGGTCGCTAGGGTTTTGGGGAGTGGCGGCATTTTTACCGGCCCGTTCGTGGGCCGCATAAGTATGCAGACCCGTAAAGCGTTAAAATTGCTGGACCTACGGACCAAATGGCGCCGCGAATTGTTTTTGAAAATTGGGCTTTTGTGCCACAAAGTATGCCGTACAATTTGGCGTACATACCCTAAAACCCTATGTCGGAGAAGGGGTTTTGGGCAACGCCGTGGCATGGAGGTTGCTCCCGGGGTTCTGTACACAAAAAAGAGGTGATCGTCGGCCCCGATCGCTCTATCATCCGTTTCGGTTTTTCTTCGGTCCCCCCCGGTCCTGAAGAAGTGTGCCGTGTATGATTATCCGTTGTGGCCGTATGTTTATGCCAATTATGCGAGTGCTTGGAGCCGTGGCACGGCTGGCATATTCCTTGGAGGTTGTTATGCGAGTTATTGCGGAAATCGCCATCGATGTGATCGACCTGCTCCGAAGGTGCCTCACCGCACTGCATGCAGACCGGCTGCTGAGCCAGCACACCAGCTCGTATCTTCCTCCACTGGTATGACTTATAAAACCTTTGCTGCTGTGCCCTTCGAGGCCCCAGGTGGTTGTGGCAAAGGCCATCGATGCGCGCCACCTTGGGGCACCCTGGGCGAGCGCATACCGTGGCCATTACGCGGCCAACTTGGGTGCAGGGGGCGACGGCTGTGGTGTGGGGGTAGGTGCAGGTACCGGCTGCGGGTCAGGCGGCCGTGGTGAAGGATCCGGTTGCCGTAGCTCGAGCATGGCGCCACCTGCGTTCTAGAAGCGTGTCAGATTGACACAGAATAACGCAGGTGTAAGGAACCGTCAAGAATCGTGCGCGATTTCGAAGGCCCATAAATTTACTGGCGCAGGGTTTTATATTTGAGCATGAAGAAAAACATTGCGACTACGGCTTTCGTAATCGACCTGTTGGTGAGTTCCGCACAAGCGTTTATCCCGCCGCGGGTCGCGCTTCAACCGGACACGCACAATGAGCCGGTGGACCACACCGACGCTGGCCAGTTGAATCGCACTGTCGCCCTCGTATCGATGAGCACAACCTCGGTGCCGAAGATCATCCGTTGACTTGAGCGGGCCATGTGCTCAGGAACCGTTCTCGCACCGCGCGCCTAACGACTTCCGGAACGCTGACACCTTCAGCCAGCGCCATCGAATTGAGCAGAACTTCATCGCCGCGGCTGAAGCGCACACGTCGTTGCTCGGTTTCCGCATCGAACCAGTCATCAAGCGACGTCGAAACATCGTGTTTCATGCCGACACCGCTGCGCCGTTGGTGCTGATCCGCTCGAGCACCCGCGTTTTGTAAAGGCCACGGGCTACTCCTTCCACGATACCCTTGGGCGTGCCGCGCCAACGAATGTCCAATTTCATTTCTTCCGCGATCACGGATGCCAGCTCTTCCGCTTCCTGCTTGTGCGCATCCTGCCACGCCATGACGGCCGCATCTTCGGCGCGCTCGCGTTTCAGCCTTTCGGCTTCCGGATCATGGCCATCAACTCGAGCCGGATTGCGCGCGCCGTTGCGGTTGGATTGCGGGAGCTCGCGGCGCACCTGGCTGGCCTGGCTGTCGGCGGGTGGGCGATTGCCATTCCGCTCGCCTTTCATTTCTGCAGCGGTGCGCAGCCAATTCGAGAATGTGCGATCGGGGTCCAGCCTTACACGGCCGAAGTCGTGATCCCGGTACTTTGCGGATTCGACGTCAGCATCCAGGCCAAGCGTGGCTGCCAATTCCCGGTGCTTTGCGGTTGGTCCGGCCCAAGATTTCGGGACAATTCTCCAACCTTTTTCTTTTGGACCCGATAGGGTCTTTTCTTTCTGCTTTTTACTTAACTTCCTTTTACTTTCTTTAACTTCTTTTGGGAGGACCTGATCCGGAGTTAGTCCGGAGTTAGTCCGGACCTGTTCTGTCACAAGGTCTTTTACGCCAACAGTCTCGTAAGACGGAAATTTTGACCTTGCCTCACGATCAGGCTTCATTCCGCGTTGTTGACGTCGAAAACCGGGAAACCAAAGCACCTTCACGCCGTCGAGCTCATACCAACGCACCATTGCCGTCTCCGGATCAGGTCCGGCCAAGCTCCGGAGTAGATCCGGAATGCAGCCGGCCGAAATCTCATCGCGCATCGGACACACCAGCGATTTGAGCTGCCGCGGGTTGCCCGTGATGCGGCCGTCCACGTCCAGGTGCGGGATGCACCAGGTGAAGAGAAGCGCGGCCTCGATCGGGACCGTATCGCTGGCCAACCGCTCGCTAACGGAAATGGTTTTATTCAGAAATCGACCGTCAGGCATATTTCACCCGGTTCATTTCGTTTGCGTAGGTCACAGGCTCGCGCAACAGGAGGCTAGTACCATTATTCACAAGCACTTAGCCCTCAGATTCCGGTGCCGCGGCGTAGTCTGGATGTTGTCCCGCCATGTGGCGTGCAAGGTCCGAGAACGTGCGCTTGCAGC